TTCCCTATGCCAGACACGATGACCAAGTAGATGCAATGGCAATGGCCATTCACTACTTGAAGGAATCTTGGCACCTGTCTCACCCGGATGACCCAGACTATGAAGAAGATGATAATCAAACAAAGGGTAAGAAAACTTACTGGAACTGGAACTAGGAGAACGTAGTGGCAGAGAAGGGGCTTTCAACACTCCCAAATCAAGAAAAGTCTTTAAGCTTGCTAGAGGAGCAGCAAAACCTTGCTGACCGGATTAGAAAAGGGGGCAAAACATCTTCAGCCCCTAATCTAAAAAATATAGGAAAGGGCATAGGAGAAGTATATGACAACATGTCTGCGCTTGATAAAGCCGCTCTTTTTACTGCTCCTGTTCCCGTTGTAGGAGATATTGTAGGAGGAGTAGCAGATACAGCTGCTCTTATTGAAGANCCTAGTTTAACAAATGCTGGTCTANTGGCACTNGGACTTATACCTTTTGTTCCTTCAGNAGGAGTNACNANAACTGCACNGANANCTTTTACNAATCTTAGAAATGANNTACCGGGTTTTTACGGGACCGNTGATCCTGTAAAAAAATTAATAGCAGCTGGGAAAACACTTCCAGAAGGCGTNACNAACATAGCGAGGGCAAGGTATGNACCTACAGNTAGGNNAATACAGNNTGAGNNTAATATCAGTGTGGCTGATCAAAAAGCGGCTCAGAATGCTATTAAGGCATCTGAGAAAGTCGCTGATGAGNTAGCAGCACTTAGAAANAAACAAAAAGAAATGGAANNNCTGGGTGAAAAACCCGGAGGTGCCTATACNGGAGAGTNNAATGTTAGCGCAGGTACTAAAAAAACAACGCAAGCCTATAAAGATATAAAAGAGAAAGCTNACAANTTAGNAAGTNNTNCAAGAACAGAAGCTAAAAAATCCATGGGGCAACTTAACCAGTCACTTTCTATGACTAAGCAGATAGGTGGAGTAGACACTGGATTAAAAGGACTTCTAAAAAATATAGAGGGTGTAGACCATGTTAGAACTTTTGAAAAGTTTAATGTGGATGACTACTTTGATGAGGTAGGTGATTTGTCAGGATTAGATAAAGAAGATATATCTGGAATGTTTGAACAGATAAAAAGAGTACAGGGAATGAACCCTAAGAAGAATTATCAAATGAACATACGAAGAGTGTCAACTCAATCAGCAGGAAATCTAGACCCTACAACAGGGAAGAAAGTATATAAATCAGTACCAGAAACTTTTGATGTTATGCACGAAGGCTTGGTAAAACAACAGGTAGTAAAGAGAGACATAAGTTTAGATGATATTAAAAAAGATGTTTTTCCAGAAACGAAGAAAACCAAGAGCGGAACGGGACCAAGAAAGACATACACCTCTGATAAAGAATTTTTGAATGCTTTAGATGAAGCAGGAGTTGCAGTAAGAAATCGTGACGATGTTCTAAAGGGAAGAGCAGCTATCATCACAGGAGCAGGTAAATCGGATGCTTGGGAACTAGGAGGTGTAAACTACATGACCTCTATTACCAAAGATGGTAAAGCAGCTACCATTGTAAATGATGAGCATGATTTATTCAATCTTAAACTTCCCAATGCTGATAGGTACATGAATGTTTCCGAACCTATTTTTTATGATTTATCTAAAACTAAAAAACTAACTTCAACTCAGAAAGCTGCTAAAAAGAAATTAGCTGATAGTAAAACTAAATCTGTTAACAAAGCCAAAGAAAAATATGAAAGTATTTTAACAGATCTAAACATAGACATACCTGAAAAAGTTCCTGTAGGGTTTGGCTCAAGAGAACAGTATCTCCGATCACTTGTGGTGGCAAACTTAAAGCCAAGTCACAAAGATTATTCAAGGCTTGTAAAAGACTTTGGAATAGGAATGCCAACCAGAGCAGCTAGGGCTGTACTAGGAACGGAAGAAGAAGAAGAAGAGGTAGAGGTAACAAGAAAAGCAGGAGGTTCTGTAATAGAACGTAATCCTTATCAAAGCTATGAACCAAAAGCAATATAGGTTATACTATGGCAATATCTAGAGCAAACATTCCCAGAGAACTCAGAGGAGGACGTAAGGTGGCCCAGAAAAAAAGTGGTGGTAAACTAGGGAGCGGCTCACGTTTTAAAGCCCTCTCCTCCAAGATTCAGAAGAGTGGCAAGAGCAAGAAATCTGCAGATGCCATAGCTGCCAGCATAGGTAGAAAGAAGTACGGAGCAAAGAAGATGGCAAAGCTCTCAGCAAAAGGTAGAAAAAGGAAATAAGAAACCATGGCAGTTGAACGCAACCCATTAGAAATGATGGACCCAGAACTCCAACAGGAAATGCCTGTCTCTAACTTTGACTCCATGGGAGAAACTCCTTCCATAGAAGCAGAGATGCTAGAGGAGAGTATTGTTAACTTTATGCCCACAGACGATGGAGGTGTAGAGGTAGAGTTTGGAGAGATGGAAGAGATGATGATCTCTGGTCCAGAAGGTTCTCACTTTGAAAACCTAGCAGAGTTGCTAGATGATGATGACCTAGTTGAGATAGGTACCTTGGTCTATGACAGTTACGANGCTGACAAAGAATCCAGACAAGAGTGGGAACAGATTTTTGAGCGGGGCTTTGATCTCCTAGGTCTCAAGCTAGAAGAAACTTCAGAACCCTTTGACGGTGCGTGCACAGCTGTCCACCCACTCCTGATAGAATCAGTGGTCAAGTTTCAGAGCAAAGCTTCTCAGGAACTATTCCCAGCAGGTGGTCCGGTAAAAGCTCAGATCATTGGAGCATCTACCATTGAGCGCGAGAAGCAAGCGCAACGTGTCAAGAACTTTATGAACTACCAGCTTACGCAGCAGATGCCTGAGTACTTTGAAGAGCAGGAGAGACTTCTCTTTCATCTTCCTGTCATGGGTTCTGCTTTTAAGAAAATTTACTATGACCAACTTCTAGAAAGGCCAATCTCTGAACTGGTCCCTGTGGATCACTTCTATGTATCCTACAATGCCAAAGATCTCAGAACAGCTGACCGTTACACGCACCTGATCTTTCGTTCTGTCAATGACTTTAGAAAAGATGTAGTCTCTGGAATGTACCGGGACATAGACTTAGGTAAGCCTTCTGCTCCTGAGATTCCTGAGATGACACAGAAGATGGACGAACTCATGGGAATAGATTCCTCTGGTATTGACCTAGAGGACCCACAGTACGTTCTTCTGGAGCAACACTGCTACCTAGATCTTCCAGAACCCTTTGACAACCCGGATGGTATTGCTGACCCTTACATTGTAACCATAGAGGAGAAGAGCAAGAAGGTTCTTTCCATCAGAAGAAATTATGTAGAGAATGATCCCAAGAAACAAAAGAAGGATCACTTCATTCACTACAAGTATGTCCCGGGTTTTGGTTTTTATGGTCTTGGTCTTATTCACTTCCTAGGTAACCTGACCATGACAGCGACCACTGCCATGCGTTCTCTGGTGGACGCTGGCCAGTTTGCCAACCTCCCCGGAGGGTTTAAGGCCAGAGGTGTCAGGCTAGTAGGTGACAATGACCCCATATCTCCCGGTGAGTTCAAAGAAGTGGAGAGCACAGGCATTGATCTGAACAAGGCCATTATCACACTCCCTTATAAAGAACCTTCTCAGACTCTGATGGCCATGATGCAGTTTGTCATAGGCGCAGGACAGAAGTTTGCAGACTCCACAGAGCAGATCATTGCAGATTCTAACAACTCAGGACCCGTGGGAACCACCATGGCCCTGCTAGAAGCCTCTTCAAAGTTCTTCTCTGCCATACACAAGCGGCTACACAAGGCACAGAAGGATGAATTTGAGGTACTTGCTCAGATAAACTATGACTTCCTACCCCCAACTTACCCCTACGAGGTGGTGGGAGGAGACCGTCAGGTGTTCAAACAGGACTTTGACGGGAGAATAGACGTAATTCCGGTGTCTGATCCTAACATTCCCTCCTCTGCACACCGCATGGCACTGGGTCAACTGGCCATTCAGCTGGCAAGTCAGACTCCTCCGGGTACTTTTAACATGCCAGCCCTCTACAGAGAGGTACTAACAGCGGCAAACTTCCCTAATCTGGACGAAATCCTACCTCCAGAGCAGAAACCACAGCCGCAAGACCCGCTGGCAGACATAATCACCGCTACAAAGGGCCTACCCATAGCTGCATTCCCGGGTCAGAACCACGAAGCGCACATTCAGTTCAAAACTTCCTTCCTAAAGGACCCTGCCACGGGCGCAAACCCCATGATGAAGCAGATTGTTCCCATTCTCAACGCAAATATCAGGGATCACATGATTATGAAGTACCAAGAGCAGGTACTTGGCATGGTACAGGCCAGTGGCGTGGCAAATGACCCACAAACTTCCGAGATGGTCATGGCCCAAGCAGCAGAAGAGGTGGCAAACGCCAACGCTGCCATGGGAATTGCCCAGAGTCCAGAGCAACAGATGCTTCTACTGGAGAAAGAAAGACTTGAACTAGATAAACAGAAGGCAGAGATAGACGCTGCCAATGATTCTGCTAATATTGCCCTTAAACAGATGGACATGGACCTCAGAGGTAAGGAAAGCATGAATGATCTGGTGGTAAACATAGGTAAGATGGAAGCAGACGAGCGTAAAGAAAACCTGAAGGCTCTGGAAACTAGTGCTAGACTAGAATTAGAGAAGCAGAAGCTAGACGATGACTCTGAACTTAAAGCTGCTAATACTGCTATGCAAACTTTGCAGTCCATTGGAAATCAAATCAGAGGGGATAACAGTGGGTAGCGGCACAGGAACCCCAGTAGCACAGGGAGCACCTGCTTCTTTTTCTCCAGATGCAAATCCACAAAGTAATTTACCGCTGGAAAATTTATCACTTACTACTCCTCCTCCGGGTCAAGAATTTAATACCCCCGGTGAAGGGTTTGTAACTCAAACAGCTAGTGAGCTAGGTATTCCTGATTTTGATAGAGGAGAATTTATCTTTAATCCAGATTTAGGTGGTAGTGAAGCGCAGCAACGAGAACTATTTGAGTTTTCAGCAGATACCTTTGTTCCTATTTTTAGAGATATTGCTCTTGCTCCCCCTCCTCCACAAGGGGATGATATTATTTTTGATGCTTTTGATCCTCCTACTCCTACTTCTGGTCCCCCACAAACCGCTGAACAAAGAAGACAAGATGATATTCTTGTACAACTTGGGAGGTTAGGTTCAAACTTAAACAGAGTCCAAGCGGCAGAAGAAAGAAGGCAGCAAAGGCAGACAAGAGATGAGATACCTAACCTAGGTCAAAATACTTCTAACCCTTTGGCGCAGGTACCAGAATCTGTCATAGCAACATTACTAAATCTAGGTGAGCAAAATAATTTAGGAGGAGAAATAGAAGTGGCAGGAAATAGCAACATAGGAAGAAGTAAAACATTTCCCAATGTTCCTGATAGACGACCAACGGGAAGATTAGACAGGCTTAGACAAGAAGCCTCAGAAAAAGAAAGACTTAGAGAAGCGTTTGGTAGAAACCCAACTGGGTTTGAAACACTTAGATTTAATAACCCTACATTTGATAAAATTCTTAGAGGCTTCGGAGTTGATCCTTTGTTTATAGGAAATCAAACACGGGTGATAGATGGTAGACTTACACCAGTACCAGTAAGAAGAAGAGCAGAAGGTGGGCAAGTGGCTCCTCCTCCTATGCCTAGACCCAGACCTGAAGGACTAGCTGCTACCCCAGAAGGTGAAGAGAGTTTTTCTTTTGGCTTTAGTCTAGATGATGTTAATGACTATGTTAACAGGGTACTGAGCGGAGATATTGTCAGTGAAAATCTTAGGAATATGTTTGGAGAAAGATCTTCACCAAGCACAGCAGAAGATGAAAGTGATCCTAGTTTTACCCTTAGTAAGACAGTAGAAGCAGTGGACATAGAAGGTAACTCTAAAGATAACTTTAATTATTTTATGGACAAAGTGGCTCAGATAGAAAGTAGTGGAGACCCTAGAGCAAAAAATAAAAACACCACGGCAAGAGGACTCTATCAGGTTATGTCAGGAGACTATGAAGAAGGTAAACAAGGGAGTGTAGAAACTGCTCTCAATAGACTTAAAAGTATTTATGGAAGGGATAATCTACCTTCTTATGCTATAAAATTACAAGAAGCTCTTAACAAAGATAAAAAGTTAAAAAGAAAAAGGGGTGAAGCTTCTCCAGCTGTTGAGGAGGTTTTACTAAAAATGTCTCCTCAAGATTCAAGAGATATGTTTTTAGGAAACATACTACAACAAGATGTAGGAAATTAAGTTTTTAAAAAGAATAGCACAAGGAGATAAAGAAGCAATGGTAGAGGCATACTTAAAGTTTCACCACAAAGGAAACAAGAATACAGAAGAATATAAAAAGGCCAGAGCAAGAGCCAGAGATCTTTTTGGAGTAGCCTAGAATGCCACTCACTCCGGGTAAAAGTAAGAAGGCTATCTCTGCCAATATTAAAAAACTAAGATCAGAAGGATACGATCAGAAACAAGCGGTGGCAATTGCCATGTCCACCTCTAAGCGTTCTCCCAAACGGTCTTCTAAAAAAAAGCGTAGGATGACCAGAAAAAAATAGTTATACTCTGTTATGGATATATTCCAAGAAATAAAGAATGCTTTCCAAACCAAGCAGGAAGCTTTAAAGAATTTGCTTGCGGACGGCCAAGTAGAGGACTATAACCAATATAAGCAGATAGTTGGAACACTCTCAGGAATTGAGTGGGCCTACACAGAGTTAACTAGAATTGTCAATAATAGAATGGAGAATGATTTAGACGATGATTAATCCTAATTTAGCAGGGGCTATAAAAAATGATTCATGGGTCACAGAAGGAGAACACCCAGACCCAGAGATTCTACCAGAACTTCCGGGCTATCACATTCTGGTTCGTCCTGTCAGTATTAAGGCAAAGACCAAAGGAGGAATTATTCTTCCTGAACAAGCCCGGGATGACATTGCATATCTTACCACGGTGGGCCGTGTACTCAAGGTAGGCACACTGGCTTACGAAGACAAGGATAAGTTTCTTGGAGGAGCATGGTGCAAAGAAGGTGACTATGTATGTTACCAGAAATTGTCAGGTACCAAGTTTGTCTACAAGGGCGTAAAGCTTCTTCTTCTCTTTGATGATCAAGTCTTGATGAAGATAGACAGTCCAGAAGATTTAGATACTACTATTGTATTAGGAAGCTAATTGTGGTAATTATATTACTATAGCGTAATCTTAGTATTCGCACACTATGAAGAGGACAGAACATATGTCAGAAGAACAACAAGAAAACGTAGCAGAAGAACTAACAGAGTGGAGTGAGGTTGATCTCTCCCCGGAAGATAAAAAAGAAAAGGTTGAGTTTGAAGTAGAAGGTGCTGAACCAGAAGAACTGGTGGCAGAACCAGAGCCAGCTCCAGTAGCAGCAGAAGCTCCAGAGGAGATGCCTGAGTTAGATGGCATAGAAACCAAGGGAGCAGAAAAAAGAATTAGGCAGCTCGTCAAGCAGAAGAAAGAGCGGGATGACCGTATTGCACAGCTGGAAGCAGAGCGTCACGAATTTCTTCAGACAATAGACCAAAGAGATAAAAATACTGTAGACCTGCACAAGGTTACATATGACCAGTCAGAGAAGCAGTTAGCACAACAAGCAGAGTTAGCAAAGCAGTCCTACCTGACAGCTTATGATTCTGGTGACAAAGAAAGAATGTTAGAAGCTCAAGAGATTTTAAATAAAACTACAGGTACAGCTAAATAACATTGAACAGAACAAGAACCAACTGTCTCAGTACGAAAGAACTCTAGAGGCAAGAGATCTACAGAGGCAACAACAGATACAGGCGCAGCAGCAGCAAGAGGCTCCTCAGACAAATGAGTATGATCCTCAAGCTGTAGAGTGGAGTCAAAAGCCTGAGAACAATTGGTTTGGAACAGATAACATTATGACTGTGGCGGCTTTAACCATAGACGCACAGCTTAAAGAAGAAGGTTATGATCCATCCTCCACTAGTTTTTACAGTGAGGTGGATTCAAGAATGAGGCAGGAGTTTCCACACAAGTTTAATCAGACAGTGGAAGAAGCCCCTGCTCAGAGACCTACTCAACAGGTAGTAGCAGGACAGTCGCGCAGTCCTACTAATTCCTCCTCTTCTAAAAAAGTCAAGCTTACACAAGAAGATGTAAAAATGGCTCAGAAGTGGAACATACCTCTTGAGAAGTATGCTGCTGAAAAAGCACGGGCAGACCGTGCAGCAGGTGAGTACGTACCTATTAGTAGGTAAATGCGCGTAATAAAAGCAAACAAAGGAGCGTTTAAAGATGAGTAAAGCAAATAGTAGAGCAACTCAAACTAGGGAAACTGAAACGAAAGAATATACATTTACCGAACCTAACTGGTTAGATGTTCCCGACCCTGTTGTAGACAGATTCACCAATGAAGACATGGTTCTCCGTTGGATACGCATCTCCCTCAAAGGTGATGATGACTACAAGAACGTAGGTAACAAGATGACCCAAGGCTGGGTATTTGTAACCCCGGAAGAAGTTCCTGAAATGTTACACTCTGCAACTGTTTTAGATACCGGACGCTATACCAACTGCGTTGTACGGGGGGATGTCGCTCTAGCCAAGATGCCCCGTGGCAAAGCAAAGGCCAGAAATGATTATTACCAGAACAAAGCTAACGCCATGATGGACGCTGTAAATCAGCAGTTGATGGCAGCTTCTGATTCTAGAATGCCCATTTCAAATAATAGCACTTCAACTGTAACCAAGGGTAGAATGCCACAGTTTCAAAACTAAGAGTCTACTGTTTATTCTACTCATCTTTAAAAGGAGAGTGTAGTATGACTACTACGAAAGCCCTAAACGGTCTCACTCCTTCGCGTAGATACTCTGCTGGTGCTAACACCGTGCAGACAAGAAACTACCGGATTGCATCTGGTACTGCATCAAACATGTTTACGGGTGATGTAGTCATGGTTAAAGAAGGTAATACAACACCCGTTACTGTTGGTAACGGAAACGTGAACCCTCCTATTGGAGTTTTCATGGGTTGCTTCTTTGAAGAAAACGGCGAGCCAAAGTTCCGTCAATTTTGGCCAGCTAATACTTCTGCCAGTAATGCCTACGCGATTGTTTGTGATGATCCTCAAGCAACTTTTGAAGTTCAGTGTGACGCCAGTTCTTCGGTTGGTGATATCATGGAACATAACTTTGAAGCTACTCTCGGTGCGGGTTCTACCTTCACTGGTCGCTCAGGGGTTGGTCTTGATATTTCAACACGTACAAGTGGTGTAGGAGGTATGTTCCGTATCATTGACTTTGTTGATACCCCGGGTAACGACATTGACAATGGAGCAGAAGCAGCTTTCCCAATCGCTGAAGTTCAACTTATCCACCATCAGTTGACCCGTGTTTCAACTGGTCGATAACCTGAAAGGAGCTTAGACAATGGCTATAAATAGAGCTAGTATTGCCAAGCAGCTTCTGCCGGGACTTAATGCCGTTTTCGGTATGGAGTATGGAGAAGTTGCTGATGAATACAGTGTTCTCTTTGAAGTAGAGAACTCTGACCGTGCGTTTGAAGAAGAGGTTCTCTTCACTGGTTTCGGCACTGCACCTGTCAAGGGTGAAGGCGCTGCTGTCCAGTTTGACAATGCACAAGAAAGTTACACTGCAAGATATACGGCTGAAACCATAGCTTTGGCCTTTGCAGTTACGGAAGAGGCAATGGAAGACAACCTGTATGACACGTTTGCCAAGCTGCGTGCCAGAGGGCTTGCTCGTTCCATGGCTAACACCAAGCAGACTAAAGCTGCTGATGTTTTCAACAACGGTTTCAACACCTCCTTCACGGGCGGTGATGGACAACCTCTCTTCAGTGCCAGCCACCCAACGGTTGGTGATGGAAACCAGAGCAACCTGATTGGTTCCGCTGGTACGGTTGACCTTTCTGAAGCAGCGTTGGAGACAGCATTGATTAGTATTCAGACGATTAAGGATGATCGTGGTATTCTTGTAGGTGGAAATGCAGTATCCCTGCACGTTGCACCGGGGAACCAGTTCACGGCAGACCGTGTGCTGAACAGCCCGTATCAACCTAACACGGCTGATAACAACATCAACGCTATCAACCATCAAGGAATGATCCCACAGGGTTATTCTGTGAACAAGCGTTTCCAAGATTCGGATGCGTTCTTCATTAAAACTGACGTTCCAAACGGAACGAAGATGTTTGTAAGAGCACCGCTTGCCACTAAGATGGAGCCTGACTTTGACACGGGTAACCTCCGTTTCAAAGCTAGAGAGCGTTACAGCTTTGGTTTCTCGGACTGGAGAGGATTCTTCGGTTCACAAGGAGCCTAAGTACTTTAGTGTGGAGGGGCTGAGATATGCCTCTCCACTACTTCTTTTTCAACATATTTGAATGGCACTTCGGGTGCTGGTCTTAGAAAGGACTGTTCATTATGTCTACACATTTTCCAAACGGTGTCACAAACGTAACCAAAGATTCTACGTTTGGTGACCTTAAACAAATGTCTCCTAGTAAGTACACCATCTACTGGAATGACTTTGTTCAAAATACTGATCTAGGCAATGTTGGTAATCTCAACGCAACAGAAGTGTCTTCTGTTAACTGGACTTGCACCAAGGTTGATAGTGGAGGTGACGGCGGTTCTGTTGTTGCTGTAACTAATAGCGGTGGTGGAACTTTAGTAATGACCACTGATGACGCAGAGAATGATGGAATTGCACTCCAACTTAAAACTGAAGCTTTTAATGTTGACGAGAGCAAAGAAACTTTCTTTGAAACGCGCCTCAAGGTAGGTGACGCCACACAAACAGATTGGCTCTGTGGTCTTGCAATTACGGATACAACTCCTTTTGCGGGTCTTTNAGACTCTATCACGTTTAAGTGTGATGATGAGAGTACAGCTATTCGTCTGGTCTCTGAACAAATATGTCAGGTTCAATTGTTTCTGCCTCTGTCACGGCAGTTGCTTCCATGACAGACGATACCTTTGTAAAACTAGGCTATCACTTTGACGGTTTCAGTAACATCAAGGTCTATGCTGATGATGTTCATGTTGGTACTGTCAGTGTGGTATCAGGTACTAATCTTGTCACTGACGAAGATATGGCTCCTATTATTGCGGTGCTCACAGGTGAAGCAGCTGCTAATACAATTACGGTTGACTATATTACTGCAATGCAAGAGAAGTAATAAGCTGAACCTTGGAAAGCCAACAGCTTTGATCTATAATAGGGGGAGGATCAGGAGATGGTTCTCCCCTTTCTTTTAGGAGAAAAATAAATGACAACTAGTATTAGAATAGCACAGGTAGAAGGTGGTGCAGGAGGTAACGGGGTTCTAGTAGACGTGATCACTAGTACAACTATTGCTGATACTCGTATTAGACAGTATTTCTATGCTGTATCTGCTATTGCTTCTATTACCCTAAGCGATTCAAAAGGTATTAAAATTAGACACTTTGCAATTGCTGCCAATGACACAGATAGTGTCTATATGCAAGACTTGGGTGTACGGTGTGAAGGAACAGTCTCTGTTGCTGGGTTAACTGATGCTGGCCGTTTCTTTATTTACTATGGCTAACCCAGATGGACTTTAACTCCCTTGTCAGCGCAATTGTAGAGACCACTGAGAATGATGGCTCAGAGTTTCTAGGTGCTCTTCCTAATATGATACAGAGAGCACAGGATAAGATGATGAATGACCTAGATGATCAGGGTCTTGTCTCTTACGCCAGTGTAGCTGTATC